TATCTCAAGTGATTCACGATATGGAATATTATCTAAAACTGGACCAGATGCTAAAACTATGTTTACTGACAAGGTTGTACCTATATCAGTAAATTATCCCTTCTTTTTTAAACCTATTCAAGATGGTATGGATAGACCTAAAACAGAATTAGCGTATAGAGTACCAGCTTCTAAATTTACTAGAAGAAAGATTATAACAGGCGAAGTAGCCGCTGAATTACAAGGATTAGATACTACTATAGACTGGAAAAATACCGGAGATAATAGTTATGATGGTGAAAAATTAAAATTACTAGTTCATGATGAAAGTGGTAAATGGGAGAGGCCTAACAATATTTTAAATAATTGGAGGGTTACTAAAACTTGTTTACGATTAGGATCTAGAATTATTGGTAAATGCATGATGGGAAGTACTTCAAACGCGTTAGATAAAGGTGGTAATAATTTTAAAAAATTATATGAAAGCTCAGATGTTACAAAAAGAAACGCCAACGGACAGACTCGCTCAGGATTATATAGTTTGTTCATACCTATGGAATGGAACTACGAAGGATACATTAATGCTTATGGCATACCTGTATTCGAAACACCCAAAAGTCCAGATGAAGATCCCCATGGACAAAAAATTAGAATTGGAGTTTTAGATTATTGGAAAAATGAAGTAGATGGTTTAAGTGATGATCAAGATGCTTTAAACGAATTTTATAGACAGTTTCCAAGAACTACTAAACATGCTTTTAGAGATGAATCGAAAAACTCTTTATTTAATTTAACTAAAATATATCAACAAATTGATTGGAATGCTGATATTAAACATAGTCACGTTATTACTCAAGGTTCGTTCCAATGGACAGGAGGAATAAAAGATACAGAAGTAATATTTGTGCCAAATAAAAGTGGTAGATTCTTTGTTTCTTGGGTTCCACCTCAAAGATTACAAAATAATGTAATAAAAAAATTAGGTAAAAAATATCCAGGTAATGAAAATTTAGGTGCGTTTGGTTGTGATAGTTATGATATTTCTGGGACAGTTGACGGAAGAGGATCCAATGGTTCTTTACATGGATTAACAAAGTTTAGTATGGAAGATATGCCACCTAATCATTTCTTCTTAGAATATATTGCTAGACCCCAAACAGCAGAGATGTTTTTTGAAGATGTATTAATGGCTTGTATATTTTATGGAATGCCTATACTAGCAGAAAATAACAAACCTAGACTTCTATATCACTTTAAAAGAAGAGGATATAGAGGTTTTGCAATGAATAGACCTGATAAAATTTATAATAAATTATCAGTTACTGAAAGAGAAATAGGTGGAATACCTAATTCAAGTGAAGATATTAAACAAGCCCACGCAGCTGCAATAGAAAGTTATATTGAAGATTATATAGGGTTAAAAGAAGATAGTACGTACGGTGATATGTATCATCAAAGAACCTTAGAAGATTGGGCTAAATTTAATATTAATAATAGAACAACACATGATGCCTCTATTAGTTCAGGATTAGCTATTATGGCTTGTAATAAAAACAAGTATCGTCCTGTACCTAAACTTATATTACAAGATATTGATTTAGGAATAAAAAAATTCGATAATAGTGGAACAGTATCAAAAATTATACAATAAATGAAAGTAAATTATAATACTAATAGCATTTTTCCTAGCCAAGTAGTTAGTGATCAAGAGAAAGATAGTTGGGAGTATGGAGCAGAAGTTGCTCGTGCTATCGAACAAGAATGGTTTTCTCAAGGTAGAACTAATGGTAATAGGTATTTGACTACGTGGAATAATTATAATTACTTAAGATTATATGCGCGCGGAGAGCAATCTATACAAAAATATAAAGATGAACTATCTATTAATGGTGATTTATCTTATCTTAATTTAGATTGGAAACCAGTACCTATTATTTCTAAGTTTGTGGATATTTTAGTAAATGGGATTTCTAATAAAGATTACGATATATCAGCTTTTGCTCAAGATCCTCAATCTTTAAACAAAAGAACTGATTACGCTCAAGCTATTGCTACTGATATGTTTGCAAGAGATATAATTAAACAAGCTCAAGGAAAATTAGGAGTAAATTTATCTCAAACCAGTATTCCAGAAAATAATCTTCCTCAAACAGCTGAAGAATTAGAACTTCATATGCAATTAAGTTATAAGCAAGGAGTTGAAATAGCAGAAGAAGAAGCGATTAATCAAGTATTGGATCAAAATAAATGGGAATTAACTAAGAGAAGAATTAATTATGATTTAGTTACTTGTGGAATTGGCGCAGTTAAAACTAATTTTAATACTTCTAATGGTATTACTATAGACTATGTTGACCCAGCAAGAATGATATATTCTTATACAGAAGATCCAAATTTTGAAGATGTATATTACGTAGGAGAAGTAAAATCTATTACTATCCCAGAATTAAAGAAACAATTTCCAGGTATTCCAGAACCAGAATTAGAAAAAATTCAAGCAACTAAAGGTAATAGAAATTATCTTTATGGGTATGGAGATTATGATCAAAATACTGTACAGATATTATATTTTGAATATAAAACTTATAGAAATCAAGTTTTTAAAATAAAGAAAACTGAGAATGGTTTAGAAAAAGCATTAGAAAAACCTGATACTTTTAATCCTCCAGCTAATGATATGTTTGAAAGAGTAGGGAGAAGTATTGAGGTTTTATATACTGGAGTTAAGGTATTAGGAACAGATACAATGATTGATTGGGGATTAGCAGAGAACATGTCAAGACCTATGGCAGATACTACTAAAGTAGAAATGAATTATGCTATTTGTGCGCCTCGTATGTATAAAGGTAGAATCGAATCTATTGTGAGTAGAATAACTGGTTTTGCTGATATGATACAGTTAACTCATTTAAAACTTCAACAAGTATTATCTAGAATGGTTCCAGATGGAGTATTCTTAGACATGGACGGTTTAGCTGAAGTTGATTTAGGTAATGGTACAAATTACAATCCAGCCGAAGCTTTGAACATGTATTTCCAAACCGGTTCTGTTGTAGGTAGATCATTAACTCAAGATGGAGAATTAAATAGAGGAAAAATTCCTGTTCAAGAATTAACCTCTTCAGCAGGACAAGCTAAAATTCAAGCGTTAATCCAGACTTATAATTATTATGTTCAAATGATAAGAGATGTAACCGGGTTAAATGAAGCGAGAGATGGTACTTTACCTGATAGAGATACTCTAGTTGGATTACAAAAAATAGCAGCAGAGCAATCTAATATTGCAACTAAACATGTTAACAATGCAAGTTTATTTTTAACCTTAAGAGTTTGTGAAAATATTTCTAAAAAGATAGCGGATGTATTAGAGTATCCATTAACAGCAAACGCATTAAGAGAGAGTATATCTTTATTTAATGTAGAAACTTTAAGAGAAATAGATAATTTAAATTTACATGATTTTGGTATTTTCTTAGAATTAGAACCAGATGAAGAAGAAAAACAACAGTTAGAACAAAACATTCAAGTTGCTTTGCAATCAGGTGGAATTGATTTAGAAGATGCTATTGATATAAGACAAATTAGAAATTTAAAATTAGCTAATCAATTATTAAAGCAAAAACGTAAAAGAAAACTTCAAAGAGAAGAACAATTACAACAACAAAATATTAAAGCTCAAGCTGATGCTAATGCTCAAGCTCAACAACAAGCGGCAGAAGCTGAAGCTCAAAAACAACAAGTAATTACCCAAAGTAATTTAGAGTTAGAACAAGGAAAATCTCAATTTGAAATTGAACGTATGCGAACGGAAGCTCAAATTAAAAGAGAATTAATGGCTGAAGAATTTAACTATCAAGTTCAATTAGAACAATTAAAGATGCAAGCTGAATCACAGAAAGAAGGTCAAATTGAAGATAGAAAAGATAAAAGAGTAAAATTACAGGGTACACAACAAAGTCAAATGATAGATCAAAGAAAAAACAATTTATTACCTATCAATTTTGAAACAGAAAATACTACTTCTCCTTTAGGGATGTAGTAATATTAATAACTATTTAATTATATTTTATGGCAAAAGATGCACAAAACGTCGCAGTAGACGTAAAACAAGAAGGTGACTTTAAAATAAAGTCTAAACCTAAAAAACCTAAACAATTAGTTGCGAGAGATAAAGAAGTAGCTAAAATAGATTTTAACAAACCTGAAGCTCAGGGCGATATAGATCCCGCTGTAGTTAAGGTAGATTTAACACAAACAACAAAAGAAGATGCCGTTCAAACACAAGAGACAAATGTGGGCGATGTTATTGTCGAAAAGCAACAAGACGCGCCAGACAGCAAAGAAGTGGCTGAAACTGTACGGGAAACCGAAGAAAAAGTAACTCCTAAGGTTGTTGAAATAATTGAAGAAGTAACAGAACAACCGTTAGAACAAGCGGATAATGTAGTTACAGATGAAGTTTCTCCTCCTAAACTACCTGAAAACGTAGATAAACTAGTTAAGTTTATGGATGAAACTGGAGGAACAGTTGAAGATTATGTTAAATTAAATAAAGATTATTCTACCTTAGAGGATAATGCTTTATTAAAAGAATACTATACTCAAACTAAACCACATTTATCATCAGAAGAAGTTGATTTCATGATTGATGATAGATTTGAAGTAGATGAAGAGATAGATGAACAAAAAGATATACGTAGAAAAAACCTAGCTTATAAAGAAGCGGTGGCTGATGCTAAAAAAGATTTAGAAAAACTTAAATCTCAGTATTATGCAGATATAAAAAACCGTCCTGGAATTAATCCAGATCAACAAAAAGCAATGGAATTTTTTAATCGTTACAATAAACAGCAAGAAGTTGCTAAAAGTGCTCAAGCAGATTTTAAACAAAAAACTAGCCAGTTATTTTCCGAAGAATTCAAAGGTTTTGATTATAAAGTAGGAGAAAAACAATTTAGATATAAAGTTCAAGATCCTAAAAGCACTGCTCAAAAACAGAATGATATTAACAATTTTATATCTACATTTGTGGATAAAAATGGTAAAGTTCAGGATGCTGCTGGGTACCATAAAGCTCTTCATGCTGCGATGAATGCTGATAAATTAGCGCAACACTTTTATGAACAAGGAAAAGCTGATGGGGTAAAAGACATCATTAAGCAATCCAAGAACCCAGCTACAGAAACACCGAGGCAAGTTGCAAGTGGGGACGTTTATGTAGGAGGAATAAAAGTAAAATCAATAAGTGGCGCTGATTCTTCAAAATTAAAAATTAGAAAAAGAAAGTTTAATAATTAAAATTTAGAAAAATGGCTTTAACCCCACAATTTGGTACTATTGTACCAAGTCAAGTGCAGGAAATTCTAAGCTCAAACTATTTACAATGGACTAATGCGGCAGGTGCTAACTTTGCGGATTTCGCTCAGCAATACCTACCGGAGATCTATGAACAAGAAGTTGAACGTTATGGAAACAGAACGTTATCAGGCTTTTTAAGAATGGTTGGTGCAGAACTTCCTATGACAAGTGACCAAGTAATCTGGTCAGAACAAAATAGATTACATATTGCTTATGATGGCTGTGCGCTTTTAGGTGCTAATGTTATCGACCTTAACCCAGGTGCTGTTGCAGGCGTGAATAACGTAGTTTCTGTAGGTGCAACTGTTGTTGTTATGGACGATTTCGGTGCTGAAGTAAAATGCTGGGTAAGTGTATCAGACCCTGGGAACGCTGTTCCTGCAACTGCTAGACAGATTACTGCTCTACCTTATACTGCTGCGACTATCGCTGCGGCTGGTTTAGTTGGTGCTGTAAAAGTATTTGTTTACGGTTCTGATTATGTGAAAGGTTCTACAACTCCTAACTATAACGCTGCTACAGCTACTACTGGTTATGTAAGTGTTGATCCTTCTTTCACGCAATTTCATAACAACCCTCTTATTATCAGAAATAAATACGTTGTAAACGGTTCTGATATGGCTCAGATCGGTTGGGTAGAAGTTGCTACTGAAGACGGAACAGGTGGATATCTATGGTATCTTAAAGCTGAGTCTGAAACAAGACTTAGATTTGAGGATTACCTAGAAATGTCTGTCGTTGAAGGTGAATTATCAGCTGCTGGTTCTGCCGTTGCTGGTTTAGGTACTGTAATAGGTACTGAAGGTCTATTTGCTGCTATTCAAAATGGTGGTAATATAATGGTAGGATTCAGTCCTGCAACAGGTATTACTGATTTTGATGACATCCTAAGAAACTTAGATACTCAGGGTGCTATCGAAGAAAACATGTTATTCTTAAACAGAGCTACAGATTTAGCTTTTGATGATATGTTGGCTGGTATATCTGCTGGAGCTGCTGGTGGTACTGCTTACGGACTATTTGAAAACTCAGAAGAAATGGCTTTAAACTTAGGTTTTAGTGGTTTCAGAAGAGGTTCTTATGATTTCTATAAAACAAGCTGGAAATACCTTAATGACGCTTCTACAAGAGGTGGAATGACTGGGCCTGCTTCTATAGAAGGAGTATTAGTTCCTGCAGGTACAACTACTGTTTATGATCAAATTCTTGGTACTAACATTAGACGTCCTTTCTTACACGTAAGATATAGAGCGTCTCAAGGTGACGACAGAAGAATGAAATCTTGGTTAACAGGTTCTGCTGGTGGAGCTTTCACTAGTGATCTTGATGCAATGGAAGTAAACTTCCTTTCAGAAAGATGTCTTGTTACTCAAGCAAGAAACAATTTTGTTTTATTCCAAGGAGTATAACATTTGTTAATAAGGTAAGGGTGCTTCGGCACCCAATACCTTTATTTTTAACTATTTAATTATATTATATTATGGCAAAAAAAGAAAAACAAGAAGAGGTTGTAGTAGAAGAACCACAAGTGGTTGCTACACCTGTTACAAAAGTACCAACTAAGAAAAAAGATAGTTGGGAAATAAAAGATAGACAATACTATTTAATCGGAGATAAAGAACCTTTAACATTTACTATACCGGCTAGGCATAGTAGAAGGCATCCTTTATTATGGTTTGACCCTGAGACTAGTACACAACGAGAAATACGTTATGCAACTAATCAAAATTCATGTTTTGTTGATGAACAAAAAGGTGAAGCTACCTTAGGACACATAACATTTAGAGATGGCGTATTAGCTATTCCTAAAGCCCAACAGGCATTACAAAAACTATTATCCTTATACCACCCAATGTTAGGTAGAAAGTATGATGAAAGAAAACCTGTTGAAGCAGCAATGAGTGATTTAGAGTATTTAGAAATAGAAATAGATGCTTTAACTGCAGCAAGAAACATGGATGTAGAACAAAGAGAAGCTATTTTAAGAGTAGAAATTGGTTCTAAAGTAAATTCTTTAAGTTCCTCTGAGATTAGAAGAGATGTTATGAGATTAGCAAAAATGAATCCATCTTTGTTTTTAGCATTAGCATCTGATGAAAATGTTATGTTAAGAAATTTTGCGATTACCGCAACAGAACAAGGCATAATTAAAATATCTCAAGACAACAAGAGTGTTTTATGGGCAAGTAATGATAGGAAGTTAATGACAATTCCTTTTGATGAAAATGCTTATTCAGCTTTAGCTTCATGGTTTAAAACCGATGAAGGTATGGAAGTTTATAGGTCTATCGAAAAAAGACTAAATAAATAATAATATAAGGGGCGGATACGTCCGCCTCTATATTAAATTAAGATCAATATAATGGCAGTAAACGTAGATATAGTTTATAAAACGGTTTTATTAATATTAAACCAACAACAAAGAGGATATATTACTCCTGATGAATTTAATAAAGTTGCTACGCAAGTACAACTTACTATGTTTGAAGCCTACGCAGGAGATCTAAATCAACAGTATAGAAAAGAAGAAAATGATACTGAGTATGGTGATATATTAAAAAATATAGAACAACAGCTAGAGATTTTTCAAATGATTGGCCCTGCTACATTTAACACTGATCATTTTACAGTTCCAACAATAGCTACCCTTCCTTCATTTTCTCAAACATTTGTAGGAAATCCTCCTATAGACGGTGTTAATACCGTGTTTAATGTAACTACATGGACTGTAGCTGAATCTCAATCAGCTCAGGTTAAAGTATTTTTAAATGGAGTATTACAAGTAGAAGGAGTAGACTACACATGGAGCTCTAATAACAATATTTTAGTAATGACAGTAGCTCCAATAATTGGAGATACTTTATTAATACAACTATTTCCTTCTAATTTTTATAGATTAGGAACAGTGATTTTTACTGATAGT